AAATGCCTAAACCAGAAACTAAATTTTGGCATGAGCTTAAAAGAATTACACCACAAATTAAATGGACAAGGATTGAAAATACTAGCGTCGCTGGCTGTCCTGATTTGTTGGGTTACAATGTTAATGGCTACTTTTTCACTGTTGAATTAAAGGTTGCTAACGGCAACAAAGTTCGCCTGTCGCCGCATCAAATATCATTTCATATTCGTCACCCCAAAAATACTTTTATTCTGGTGAAAACCAAAGACGATTGTCGCCTGTACGTTGGTGAACAGGTGAAAGAACTTCTCGCCTGTGGCTGTTCGCTTGCGCCTGTCGCTTGTGGGTGGAAGGAAGTTCGCCTGTGGCTGAAAGATCTGGGCGGTGAGGACACCCTAGCTTATCCGTAATGGGCATTGGGGATTATTTATTTAATTTATCTTGTAGTGTGCTTTCAATACTCCAATATAATTCTTTGCCTAGTTCGGTATTCCTAGTACCCTCTTTATTTTCTGGGTCTGGCTCGGTACATTTATCGTGAAAATCTAAAATGTCTATGACATCAAAATAAATTTTATCTGCTAGTTCACACGCTAGTTGAAAGTTTTTATCACTCATACTCGCCTCTCTTTCTTTTTTAATTTATCGAAACAATCATCACATACAGCATCATAATTATTTCCCATGCATTTATGCCAACTACCAGCACAATCTCCTTGCCAGTACATTTCTTCCCAAGTATTCACTATATCACCACAACAATCACAGACATTTAAGTCCCAATTTAATTGCTTTATATCAAAATGTTTTGGAAATTTATCTATATTTGCATATCCAAATTTTGAAAATACATTTGAATGGTATCTTAAATCTCTATCAAATTTGTATTTCATACTCGCCTGTTCCTTTCTTGGTTATAGTTCTTCATCTCTTTTAGAATAGTTCCAATGATCTGATACATCTTTTTTAAATTGTTGCACCTCATATTCTCCGTTTGCTAGTGTTTCTAATTCACCTAGTAAATCGTCTTTAGATACATTATCGCTACCTAAAAAATATTCTATTTGTTCTCTTGTTATTTTATCATTCATACTCGCCTTTCTGTTCGCCTGTGGTTTGACTTTAGTTCCCACTTTGCACCACTATATCTAGTGTGCGTTGCATTGTGGATAACTAGTTATACTTAGAACTTATATGATCTCTATACTCGTTTAAATGATAGCGTAGAGTATTAGACCATATTTCTATTTCTTCTTTTGAATATCCCTTATTACTACTTTCAGTTTGAAAGATACCAATAACATTTTCAGTAGACATCAGAACGTCATCATCACCACCATGACTTTCGCCTGTGCCTGATTGGGTAAATTCGCCTTGTTCGTATTTTTTGAGAAATTGGTTGATTAATTCGTTCATAATTTAAAGTGGTCAAGTGTAGTTATTATAACCCGTTGCAACCACAAAGTAATAACTCTTGTTTCTCGTTGGAATACACTTAACCACAGAAACTCTTATATTGTCCTTTACAATAGATGTCAAATAAAATAGAGTAAAAAAATGGATTGGACGAAAAAAACTTTTAAGCAGCTGAAGAGTGAGAAAGCTGAAAGAGTTGAGAAAAAAGGCAGTGTGACTTGTAAAGACAAAAAGTGTAATGAAATCCTTGTCCCAGATTGGACGAGTAGGATTGATAGTAGCTATTGCAAGAGTTGTTTGGATTAAACTATGGAAAAAATAATTAACGGAACGTATAAAAAAGATAAACCTAATAAAGATATTGGTTATCAAAAATGGGAAGTAAGAAAAACATACACAGTAGAAATGGAGTATAAAATTGAGGCTAAAACAAAAGAAGATGCTGAAAATCTGCTTGAAAAAGAAGAGTGTATCAAAGTTGAAGACGTTGATGGTTATGGCAAAACAATTAGCGAAAATATCACAGGTAGGCACGTCAATGATCTTGAGGGTGATGAGCCGACAGTTTGGAAAAAAATTGAGGAGTGTGTCCCTTATGACGACATAGATGTGGACACGGAAAAAAGATATTTAAACTATGAAGACCCTGATTGGACGAAAGATGATATTGAGTGGCGGAAGAATGAAGATGGAACGGATATAAATGAAAAAGTTTAGAGTGTGGGCTTATGAAACACAGGGCTATTATGTAGAAATTGAAAGTAATGGCAAAAAAGACGCAAACGATAACGCAAAAGACATAGATAGAAAAGATTGGATTATTGGCAATGATAATGAACCCTCTAGTTTTGAAATAGATAATTCACAAACGGAAGAAATAAAATGAAAAACGAGATTAAATTAGTATTTGGCGGGCATAGTTCTAACCAATGGAACGTGATTGTTTCAGATTTTAACCAAGAGTTTGATAAGTTAAAAGCTCGTTGGCGAGGTCAGGGTGTCAAGATGGAATTGAAAACGAGAAATCGTGATAGCATCTTGAAACGTATGCGAAGTACGAGGCAAACTCATTGGGATATTAGATGAAAGTAAATGTTAGTTGGAAAGATATAGATAATGGTATTGGTGGTGATGATAATAAATGTGCATTAGCATTAGCAGTAAAGAGAGCTTTTAATAAGGGTGTTGATACTACTGATGTTGCGGTTTATTATGATAGAGAAGATACAGATGAAAAAAAATTATTAATAAGAGTTGAAAATGAATACTATTCAGATGCACACATAGATAAGCATGAACATCTAAATAACTTTATAGATTGGTTTGATTTTGGTATTCTTGGTAAAGATGGTTGTGAACCATTTAAATTTAATATAGATACGTCAAAGACTACAATATGAAAGATAAACCAATAGGTGTAAATGTTTTAGATATTAAATTCTATAAGTATGATGAAGATGGAAATGATATTTTAAATGAAGATGGAACGACAAAAGAGTTTAGATTAAAAGCTATGAGATTTAAACCTCTTGAATATCTTTGTGAAGATTTAAAGATTTCAGATGTTGAAGAAATAAAGGTCAGATGAAAGATAAGGAATTTAAGGACATAACTTTAGCTGAATTACTACAATCTGATTTATCTTTAGAAGATATAGACGACATTATTGAGGAACAATTAAAAGAGAGTTGTACTCCAAATCCTAAATCCTAGTTATAAATCCTACTCGCCTGTCGCTTGTGCTTTCGCCTGTCGCCTGTGCTTTGCTTAATTAGATATAGATATATTCTTGGTGGGTTTTTCTTTTTTTCTTTATGTATTTATTCTAGTAAATATAGGTTTATCAAAATAATAGTGTTTAACATGTTTGGTATTAAAATTAATCTCAAAACCTTTATTTTTAAGTATATTTGTTAGTTTTGTGCCGTCACAATCTTCTTCAAAATAATAACAGGCATTTTCAGGATTATAAAAAGAACAATTTGAAAATTCTTTTATACCTATTCCAAACCCTTGTAAGTCATATTTTGATAGTTTTATATAGCCGTGACTTTCATTATCTATGAAAGTTAAGTTTAATTGTTGTTTCATCTTTCCTTTCCGTGACTTATAACTTCTTTTTTCTTACAGTTTTTTTCAATTATGTTATGGACGTGTAGAAAATCTAAACTTTTTAGACGTTCTTTAATCCAACCTTGTTTAATCATTCTTTCACTTGCCGTTTGCAAGAATTGGCTGCCATAACCATAAGTAAAAGGACTAGCTATCATCACATTATTTTGAGTATTTAATACTGTTACTGAGTGATAGCTGTTTCCGTTTATTTTATCTCGCCATTCTTTTGCGTGTATTACATATTTAATCATATTATTATTTTTCCTTTCAACATAATATCCTACATATATTGAAATGCTTTGCAAGTTTTTTGTACTCTAAAATTATGCTTTGTTATTGGTGGTTTTTTTGTCTTGATTATTTAATGTTATCAAGTGTTTTTGTGTAGTTTAGAACTATTCTAAAATAAAGTAATACAAAGTTATTTCTAGCAAAATCCACGTTCCCTGTTCCATGCAAAACCTTGCGAGAACCTTGTCGCCTGTGCATTGGTCCGTGAACCATGTCGCCTGTGCTTTCGCCTGTGCCTTTTTTATGGAAATTTTTTTCGCCTGTGCTTTGTCGCCTGTGCCTTGTACGTAAGATATAGATATATATATATTTTTATATTCCTTTTGATTTAAACCACAGATTAGACCATTTTTTATTCATTACATAAAGAAAAGTTCCTAATTGATGTATTTTAGTGTCAATTTTTCTTTTTCTTATCCAATAGACAGTTTTAGGTATTTTATTATGTTTTTTAAAATAGGTTTCAATTTTAGTATTTAGATTTTTTAGCGATTTAATTGTTATTTGTTCTATTGATTTTTTCATTGATTTGTTTATTATGGGACATTACAGGAGGAATAATAAAAAAGCAATATGAAAAAAACAGTAATAGCATTTGGCGGTTTTTATGAAAGTAAACATGACGCCATTATAGAAAACCAAACTGAATTTTGGTTTGAGTGTAAAGATGATGAAAGCACCGATTATATAGATTTTTTTAATTGGAGTGCTATTCATCAAAGTTATATGGTTAATTACGTGGATAAGTTTAAATCTTACATTTTAGATGAATATAAAATAAATATCAGGTTTGTAGATCTAAAGTTAGATAGCCCAAAATACTATAATTACAGTACTGATCAAATTGAATGCACTGTTAAAGATAGTGAAATTGATCTTTTAAATAATACACTATTAAAAGACCAGAAATTTTTAGACTATTTAAAACAAGCTACACAAAGTTATGACGGCTATCATTCATTTTATACTTATGATGACGCCTTAAATAATAAAAAAGATTGTTTGAGTTTATATACTTTAAGTTATTTAGCTAAAAGGTTTAATGAAAACTTATCTGAAATGGACTTTGACGTTGTATTAAGTAAAGAAGGCCAAAAAAGACAAAATCGTATAAATAATGAGATGAAAGCAAAAAAAGACTTTGAAAGTAAACAGCACAGCTTTCAATTCTAGTAGCATAAACCATGTTCCCTGCGCCGCGAGCCGCGTTGCGTGGCTCGCGGCTTTTTTTTCGCTTGTGGTTTTTTCGCTTGTGGTTTTCGCTTGTGGTTTGTTAGTGTTATTAAAATATATATATATAATACAACCTATACGTGTGTGGTAAATATATCACAGTTAAAATATTTTTACTTGCCTTTAAAATTATACTTGAACTTAAAGTCTAATTATGGTTTATAGGATATTAAAGGAGAATAAATATGAATAAAGAAATAAAACTAGAAATACACTTTGATGATGGTAGTGGTGATAAATGGTGGTATGAATTTACAGACCACAATTATGCTACTAATTTAGTTAATCTAAAAAATTGTCTTTTCAGGAATACTCTATCTGAAAACTGGATAACTAAAATTATCTCGAATAATAAAACTTATCAAAGTGACAAAGACATTATTAAATTTTTAGATGGTGCATTGTATGAATAAAGAAATACAATTAGAAATGCGGAATGTATTCGGGATAGATAGAATCTATCCCGTGTGCCACGTTGCTAATGCTTTGATTAAATTAAAAGATAAAAAAACTTTTAATAAAAGTGATTTAGATGTTTTTAAAGCATTGGGTTTAATAATCAAATGGAAGGCAGGTCAAATATGATAATTGATAGTAGCTGGTTTTATTTATTTCTAGCTGTTTCAGGTTTTATTATTCTATGGTGGTTTGATAGATGAAAACTTTTATATTCTATTGTACTAGCTTAGATCAGGGTTATAAAACATCTAAGACTATAACCGCTAAGACTTTGACACTTGCTAAACGTCAATTCAATCGTGACTATGATAATTTAAGAATAGATAAGACAATTCAAATTAGATAGACACTTATGACCACGAGCCGTGAAGCACGGCTCGTGGTTTTTTTCCGCTTGTGCATTCGCGTGTAGGTTGCACGCGAATTCCACCGTTGGTACCTCGATAGAGGTACCAACAGAAGATTAGAGATCGAAGATCTATATATTGTTATTTAGTATATATATAAAAGAATTATTATTATTAGTCTTTATTGTCGGATTTGGACGGTTAAAGCCCCTAAAACCATTATGGGATATACCCTTGATTATTGTCGTAATACGGAATAAATTAAAAAAATTCATATTGAGACTGAAAAAAAATTTTAAAAAAAATTTTTCAAATGCACATAAACCTAGAAAAAATTAAAAAATTGCCACCGGATGTCAAAAAAGACTTCTTTAAGATGTATCTTAAATATTCGGAAAAAAAGCAGCAGGAGACGATCCGAAAGGACTTTCTATCCTTCGTTAAGTATATTTGGCCTGATTTTATCCAGGGATACCACCATAAAATTGTTGCCGAGAAATTCAACGATATGGCGGAAGGCAAGCTTAAGCGATTGATCGTCAACATGCCGCCAAGGCACACGAAATCAGAATTCGCCTCATCTTTGCTTCCGGCCTGGATGATTGGCAGAAACCCTAAATTGAAAATTATCATGACCACCCACACTGGGGAACTGGCAGTACGCTTTGGCCGTAAAGCCAAGCACCTTATTGATTCTCCAGAGTATCAGAAATTCTTTAGCACGCGGCTACAGGAAGACAGTAAAGCGGCCGGAAGATGGGAAACGGCGCAAGGTGGAGAGTACTTTGCCGCTGGTGTGGGTGGAGCGATTACCGGACGGGGCGCGGACTTATTGATTATAGATGATCCACACTCCGAGCAAGATGCTATGAACTTAACCGCTCTGGAGCGAGCTTACGAGTGGTACACCTCTGGACCACGGCAACGTTTGCAACCGGGTGGAAAAATTGTTTGCGTGATGACACGTTGGAACACTAAAGATTTGACAGGCATGCTTATGCAGTCGCAAAAAGAAGCAAAGGCTGATCAATGGGAACTCGTCGAGTTTCCGGCGGTGATGCCGAGTGGTAAGCCAGTATGGCCGGAATACTGGAAGTTGGACGAACTAGAAACCGTTAAAGCTTCCTTATCACTTGGCAAATGGAATGCACAGTGGATGCAGAACCCAACATCCGAAGAAGGTGCAATCATCAAACGAGAATGGTGGAAGAAATGGGATCATGATTTTATGCCAAAGTTAGAGCATATCATCCAGTCCTATGATACTGCCTTCATGAAAAAGGAAACCGCGGATTTTTCTGCGATTACGACTTGGGGCGTGTTCCGCGAATCGGAAGACTTGCCTCCTAGTCTTATTCTCGTCGATGCCATTAAAGGCCGCTACGAGTTCCCTGCCTTACGAAGAAAGGCTCTGGAACAATATAAATACTGGCAACCGGAGACGGTTTTAATAGAAGCCAAAGCTTCAGGACTGCCACTCACCTACGAATTAAGAAATATGGGCATCCCCGTTGTTAACTTTACACCGAGCAAAGGAAATGATAAGCATACAAGAGTAAACTCGGTCGCACCGCTATTTGAAAGCGGGACCATATGGGCGCCCACTCACAAAGGGTTTGCACAGGAAGTCATTGAGGAATGCGCAGCATTCCCTTATGGCGATCACGATGACTTAGTAGATTCCATGACGCAAGCAGTCATGCGCTTCAGGCAAGGCGGACTAATACCGCATCCTGAAGACTATAAGGAAGAGAAAATTATTAGGGGGAAACAGGTGTATTATTAATGGCAGGCATAGAAGATTTATTAACAACTGAAAATATAGAAAGTTCTTTAAATTTTTTAAAAGACAATCAAAAAATTGTTAGAAAGATAACAGATAAAAATATACTTCCTTCTTCTTATAATTTATTTTTAAGATCTTTATCGGGAATAAATGACCCTATAGATGAGTCTTTTTTTAAAGAATCAGAATTAGAAGAACTTAGAAAAAAAATAGCAAGAACTGAAATTGCAGTAGAATCTAATGATAAAAGTTATTGGCAAGCACCCAATACTATTTCATATTATGGGGGAGACATGACTGGGCTAAGAGCATTATTTAATCCTGAAGCAAATATGGAGATGACAATTGGATCTGCTACATATGATAAAGACAAAGAAGGTACATATACTTTAAAAGATAGATATAATTTTAACAATAAACATGCAGCTATATTTGAACAAGAAGAAATTAAAGATCTTACAGACAAGGAAATACTACAAAAAACAATAGATCTTTATAAAAATAAAGAAGTACCTTTAGCTGCGGTTGCAAGAGTTCTAGGAGGAATTAATTTATCAGGTGGTCCTAAGGATCAAAAAGGTACTGATATAAATTTAAACTTGGGAAAAATTACAAGTCAAGACAAACAAAATATAGTGGACCAAGAAATAAAAGATATGAATTACAAAAAACGAATAAAAGAATTTTATAATATGGCGGAAGACTTAGACAATTTTGAAAAAGATCCAGAGTCGGGTAGTAAAGAATTAAAAAAAAGATTTAAAGTTTCAAAATTACTAGATTCAGAAGGTGATTTAACTCTTTCTGAATTTGTGCAACAGCAGAAAGAATATCCTTTAGAAGAAATTCAAAAAATTATAAGTAGTTCAAATAGTATGTTTGGTAGTTATAGTCCATACGAAGAAGTAGGTTCTTTTTTTAAAGGTGGTTTAGTAGATAAGCCTTTACCAGGAAGAAGTAGAGACATATAATGACCAAAAAACTAACTACAACCGTACCTCCCAAGCAAGGTCCCGTGTCACAAGGCTTGAATATTAAATATAAAAAGGTTAAAACCCTATTGGAGAATAAATGGCAGAGATTGACAAAACGTTACCCAACGTTAAACAAACAGTAAATATACCTGGACCCGAAGAAATTGAAATTGCCGAGCAGGAAGAATTAGCTCAGCAGCAGGAAGCAGGTCAACCCGTTGAAACAACGGAAAACGAAGACGGCAGCGTCGATATAAATTTCGATCCGCGAGCCGTGAACCCCGGACAGGACGAAGGACACTTCGCCAACCTTGCAGAATTATTACCCGACAACGTCATCGATCCATTAGGCTCTAAGCTCTATACCGATTATTCAGATTATAAAATGTCCAGACGCGACTGGGAAAAAGCCTACACCAGTGGCCTGGATCTTTTAGGATTCAACTATGAAGACCGTAGCGAACCTTTCAAAGGGGCTAGCGGTGCCTCGCACCCCGTGCTCGCGGAAGCAGTCACGCAATTCCAGTCTCTGGCTTATAAAGAATTGCTCCCGGCTCAAGGACCGGTACGAACGCAGATCATAGGCCTTCAGTCTCCCGACAAAGAGCAGCAGGCGATCCGGGTTAAAGAATATATGAATTATCAAATTTGCAGCGTCATGAAAGAATACGAAGCCGAATTCGACCAGATGCTGTTTTACCTGCCCCTGGCAGGATCGGCTTTTAAAAAAATTTACTACGATGAAATTATGCAGCGGGCGGTATCCAAATTCGTGCCCGCCGACGATTTAGTGGTCCCGTATACGGCTACCTCATTAGACGATGCGGAAACCATTGTTCATGTTGTTCGTATGTCAGAAAACGAACTAAGAAAACAACAAGTAGGAGGATTCTATCGAGACATCGAGGTGAATCCTTCTTACGTGAATGAATCCGAACTGGAACAAAAGGAGCGAGGACTGGAAGGCGCGAACAAGGGACGCGACGACCGTATGTTCACCTTGCTCGAATGCCACGTTAACTTGGACTTGGAAGGTTTTGAAGACGCTTCTCCGGAAGGAGAACCGACAGGCATTAAGTTGCCTTACATCGTTACCTTGGAAGAAGGCACAAGAAAAATACTGTCCATTCGAAGAAATTACGAAGCAGGGGATGCTAAGAAAACTAAAATTCAATACTTCGTGCATTTTAAATTTTTACCGGGCTTGGGTTTTTATGGCTTTGGCCTGATTCACATGATCGGCGGCTTGTCGAGAACGGCAACGGCGGCCTTACGACAGCTCTTGGATGCAGGCACACTATCCAATTTGCCGGCAGGATTTAAAATGCGCGGCATCAAGATGAGAGATGAAGCGCAAGCGCTTCAACCTGGAGAATTCAGGGATGTCGATGCGCCCGGAGGAAATTTAAGAGATGCATTCATGACGCTTCCCTTCAAGGAACCGTCAGCAACGTTATTACAGTTAATGGGGGTCGTGGTTCAGGCAGGACAACGATTCGCTTCTATAGCGGACCTGCAGGTAGGCGATGGGAATCAACAGGCGGCAGTGGGCACGACCGTAGCTCTGTTAGAAAGAGGCTCACGAACCATGTCAGCCATACACAAAAGAATTTATGCAGCCATGAAAAGAGAATTCATGTTGCTTGCAAGAGTATTCAAACTTTATCTACCTCCCGTATATCCATACGACGTTGTCGGAGGCCAAAAGCAAATTATGCAAACGGACTTCGATGACCGAGTAGATATTATGCCAGTTGCAGATCCTAACATTTTCAGTCAAACTCAGCGTATCTCCCTCGCGCAAACGGAACTGCAATTGGCAACCTCCAATCCGCAGCTTCATAACCAGTACGAAGTCTATCGGAACATGTACGAAGCCCTGGGTGTCAAAGACATTGACTTAATTTTAAAAAAACCGCCGAGACCGGTGCCAAAAGATCCAGCACTCGAGCACATTGATGCTTTGGGGAGTCTGCCTTTCCAAGCGTTTCCTGGTCAGGACCATAGAGCGCATATTACAGCGCACTTAAGTTTCTTGGCAACCAATATGATTCGAAATGCACCGATGGTGGGAGCAGCCATTGAAAAAAATTGCCTGGAGCACATTAGTTTAATGGCGCAAGAACAAATAGAATTAGAATTTAGAGACGAGCTGCCTCAGTTGATGCAAATGCAACAACAGGCACAACAAAATCCACAAATGCAACAACAGGCGATGCAACTGCAACAGAAGATTGAAGCAAGAAAAGCAGTTTTAATTGCTGAAATGATGGAAGAATTTATGAAGGAAGAAAAGCAAATGACATCACAATTCGATCACGATCCAATTGCGAAGCTAAGATCAAGAGAACTTGACATCAGAGCCATCGATAACGAGAAAAAACGTAGAGAAGCGGAACAAAAACTTAATTTAGACCGTATGCGGGCAATGATGAATCAAGAAAACGTTGAAGAAAAGTTGGATCAGAACGAAGACTTAGCTGAATTACGAGCAGAAACGTCTTTAGAGAAACAACGAATGGCTAATGAAGCTAGAGAACGCCTTGCACGAATGAAACCAAGAGGAGGAAACGGTGCCTCTAACCGATAAAGGTCAAAAAATCATGTCTGCAATGAAAAAACAGTATGGTTCCGATAAAGGAGAGAGTGTTTTCTATGCTTCTCGGAATAAAGGTGTTATAACAGGCGTTGAAGGAAGAAAATCAGCTAATAAAGGGGGTCTGATACAAGGATTTCCTAAATTGGCTAAAAAACTATAGGAGGAAAAATGGCTTGGAACTATTTAAAAGCAAAAACAGTCGCTACTCCGGATGCACAGAGAAATAATAAACCTGTGAAGACCGAAAAAGTAGTAAAAGACACAAATCCCGTTAAAACGGGAGCTGTTGGAAAAGCAAGACCCCAAAAACCTGTAACTTGGAGTTAATATGTGGTTTGGATTAGCAAAAATGGCGCTTCAAGCGGGAGGCAAGATATATGCTAACCGTCAGAGGACAAAAATAGCAATGTCTGATGCACAATTGCTGCATGCAGAACGTATGGCCCGAGGAGAGGAATCTTACCAGGGCAAACTTTTAGAAGCCCGGCAAAATGACTGGAAGGACGAAATCGTTTTGGGGATATTAACGTTGCCCATCATAGTGCTCGCATGGGCAGTATGGACAGACGATCCGCAGGCAATGGTCAAGATAAACATCTTTTTTGAGCATTTCTCGAATTTGCCAAAATGGTTTACCAATCTTTGGATACTTGTAGTTGCCAGCGTTTTTGGTATAAAGGGTACACAAATTTTCCGTAATGGAAAATCTAATAAAAAATAAGGAGGAAAAATGAGAAACGACTATAAACCTTGGAAAAGAAAAATGTTAGCTGCAGGTGGAAGAGTGGGTAAACAACTTGGTGGTATGCTTACTAGACCTGTGCGTGGACTTTATCAAAAAGGTAAAAAAGTAGCTAGTAACGTCTATAAAAAAGGCGGAAAAGCATAACCGTGTCTAAAAAACAGAAAGAAAAGACACGATTAAAAACTAGTTATAATTTGGGAGAAATAACACTTCCAAAACCTGAAAAATATATTGGAAAATTTATAAAAGCCGAAATAGATGGCAAAAAACTTTCTAATCCAAGCTACGTGAAATATTATAAAGATATAGTTTAATGGATCCCTTAGCGATCGTTGCAAGACTACAAAAACTCATGAGAGATAATCTTCAACGTGTTGGTGACGCCATGATTAGTGGTGGTATTGACAATATGGAAAAATATCAATATATGTTGGGACAGGCACGTACTTATCAGTACATGCTTCAGGAAATCTCTAACCTGCTAAAAGAGAAGGAGCAAAAACAAGATGAAGGAAACGTCATTGACCTTGGAAAAGGAAGTCCCAAAGCATAGACACGCTTTGGAAGAAAAATATCAAAATATAAAAGAAAAAGAACCTTTAAATCCAGACAATATTCAAAAATCTCAACTCCCCACTCCTAGTGGCTGGAGATTATTGGTGTTGCCTTTTACACCTCGAGAAAAAACTAAAGGCGGGATTCTTATTGCACAGGAGTCTCTAGAAAAACTACGCATTGCTACTAATTGTGGCTATGTGCTTAAAATAGGGCCGTTAGCTTATCACGACCATGATAAATTTCCAACAGGTCCGTGGTGCAAGACCGGAGATTGGATAATCTTTGCCCGTTATGCGGGATCGAGGC